AGCAGCCTTCCCGTTACATACAAGGTAACGGTTGAAGGTATTGGCAGCACTATTAAGATGTATGTTGATGATGTCGAACGGGCTAGCGTCACAGATACAACACACACAGGTGTAGGTAAGGCCGGTCTATATCAAAGATCATCCGGAGGTGGTTTTGATGCACCTCATATCAGTGTATTTATTGCTGAAACAGTAGTAGCTGGACTTACTTTAGACTCAGTTCCTGGGGACAATAGAGTAACGGAAACAAGAGCGGTTGTAGCAAGCAACCCATCAGTAGCGCCAACAGTTGGCAACACAGAAATAAAACTAATAGATGACACCGGCCCAGCGGCAACGGTTGATAGTGTTACAGGCTCAGATCCATACACGATAAATTATACATTCCCACGAACAACAGCTAAAAAGTTTGATAATACAGGTTATCCTATTTATGTAGAGGTAGCAGCTGAAAATGTAACAAGCGCTAACGTGCCATTCTTGCCAGCACCTAGCCAGAGATTTATAGATCTAGTTAATCCAGTTGCAACAGCGGGAACTTATGGCGCTATTTACGTAGGAGCAGTAGCTGCAACAGGTGATCAAAGAGTTCATGATATTGTGACAACACAAGAAGCTATCGCTTTGGATGCTGATGGCGCAGATTATGGAGCAATTAATGACTTCTGGGCTATACGATCACAGCCATCAACAACACAGACGGCGACATTCTATCTAATCCAAGCAGACGGAACAGTTGATGTAGAAGACACGATAACGTTTATTGTAGAAACCCCAGAGACAGATAGTGGTATACTTAGAAACATATTAAGATCACCATTAAAAGATATTTTAAGAACTCCGATTAAGTAGAGGAAAGGTTAATGTCAAAGATACAAGGCACGATTGCAGGTACAGGCCAAAGCGGCGAGGTAGAGTTAGGCAAAGAGTTTAGCCTTTCTTTGTCAGGATTTGGAACGGCTTCTATTAATTTAGAGCGATCATTTGATGATGGTGCAACATGGAAAGTTATTGAAACTTTTACAGCCGACACAGAGAAAGAAGGCGAAGCATCTGCGTTCTTTAAATATCGCATAAACACAACAGCATATACATCAGGGACAATAGCCTTTAGATTGTCTGATTAATTCAATAAGCCCGCCCAGGCTATAAACGGAGATTAACCCTTTTATTAGGAGTGACAAACGGATGACAGACGGTGACACGACGAGAGAGGGCGGCTTATTTTCAAAAGATAGTCAGCCCAAAAAAGAGAACAGAAAACCAAGAGGAAAGCACAAAAGAACATTAATGTTAGAGGCTGTAAGGGCGACATGCGAGACAGGCGAAGAGTCTGAATTCTTACAAAAGATAGTAAAAGCTGCAATGGGTGATCCTTTTGCAGATACGCCAATCCCTCCTAATACTCAATTAATGACTCTTGTACTTCAAAGAATAGAACCTCCTCTTAAACCAACTGCTCAGTGTATAAAGTTTGATTTTGCTAACAAAGGTACGCCAGCAGAAAGAGCCTTATCAATTATAGAATCAGTTGCTAGTGGTGAATTGCCAGTTGATACTGGTCAAGTCTTAATAGGCATAATCAAAGACACTGTAGTAATTGAAGAGTCAACAGAGCTGAAAGAAAGAATAGCTAAGCTAGAGGAATTAATAGGTGGCTAGTGCTGCATTGATGCGTAGAGTTGATACTCTTGAACCATTATTAAAAGCTGTAAGCGGATCACTTGAGCCTACAGTGTATGGAATTATAGATAGTGTTGATAAGGTAGATGGTGAACTAGTACCAAACATTATTAGAAGATGGAAAGGCACAATAGGTAATATGGTGGAAACGCTTGAAGTGCCTACAGTGCTGTTAGTGGAAAAGCTTGAACCTGCAATACTAAAGAACAAAAAGTATAAATGCTTGTTCGGTGGTCGCGGCGGAATGAAAACAAGGTTTGCACAAAACGCGATGACAAGTGATGTTCATTCGTGTGGAAGTCGAGTTTATGTATTACGTGAACGTATGACAGCTTTAAAAGAATCAATATACGCAGGCATTGAATCAACTATTAGGAAAAACTCATTAGGTGGGTTTTTATCAGTGCCGTCTAAGTGGGAAATTAAAAGCGCTAATGGTGGCAAGTTAACCTTTGGTGGTATGCAGAACATAATAGATATTAAAGGTGCTGCTGATTATAAGTTTTTCCTAATGGAAGAAGCAGAGAAAACAAAACAAACAACGATTGATACTATTGGGCCAACATTAAGAGACACTCCAGGCGCAGAGCTTTGGTATTTATGGAACACTGGAAGCTCACAAGATCCAATGAGCAAAGAGTTTATAATTCCTTATCAAGCTGATATTGATAAGAATGGATTTTATGAAGATGAGCACCATTTAATCATTAAGCTTACTTATGAAGATAACCCTTGGTTTGTTCATGATGAATCATTAAGTCAAGAGTTAGCAAAAGATAGAAATAAAGTTCAAAGGAAAATTATGTCTCAGGCTAGGTTTGATGGTATTTGGCTAGGTAAGTTTAATGATGACATAGCTAATTCAGTGATTAAGGAAGATTGGTTTAAGGCCTGTATTGATGCACATAAGAAACTGGGTATTAATCCAAGAGGCGCTATAACTTCAGCATGTGACCCTTCAGACACAGGTAATGACCCTTGTGGGTTTGTATCAAGGCAGGGTGTAGTATTCTTTAATGTTGCAGAGATTGAAGCAGAAAACGGTAATAGAAAGATAGACGAAGCTTGCAAGATTGCCATATTAGATGGCTGTGATTCATTTGGTTATGATGCTGACGGATTAGGCGCAACACTAAGAGATAATGTAGACAAAGGATTTAGTGGTAAAGGTGTGAATATATACGCCTATAAAGGTTCAACTGAAATACACGACCCTATGGCAGAGTTTAAAAGTGAGACAGCAGGCTTAACAAATAGAAGTAATAAGCTATTAAACAAAGATGTGCTAAATAATAAGAAGGCGCAGAATATACTTAACTTTGCTGAAAGGGTTTATAGAACCTATGAGGCTGTAGTAGAGGGTAAATATCATGACCCTGATACACTGATAAGTTTTGACTCAGAAACAATATCGCCATCAATGATGGAAAAAATGAAAGCTGAAGCTTGTAAGGTTCCAATTAAGCCAGGTGATACAGTTAAGTTTTATACAAAAGAAGAGTTAAGAAAAGGTGTTAGCTTGCCAGATGGAAATAAGCTTGTAATACCTTCACCAAACTTATTCGACGCGGCTGTGCTATCATTTGATAAAGCAAGTATAATTGTTAAGCAAGAACAAACTACATTCGATATTCCTAGAGGGCCTGGTTTTGGCTGATAAAATAGCTCAAATTAATGATTGGATTAACATAGATTATAATGCAACTGTTGATCAACGAGACCAAGCAGATGAAGATATACGCTTTGTTGATGTTCCTGGTGGTCAATGGGAAGACTTATTTCCACAGTTCTTTGGTGATGATAACCGTCCTAAGATGGAATTCAACAAGGTTCATCAGTCGGTTTATCGTGCAATCGGTGAATGGGTAACGGCTAGATTTAGACCATCATTTAAACCTGAAGCTCATACGGCTAATGAGAAAGAAGCTCAACTATTAAACGGTTTGTATCGTAAGGATGAAAGACGGTCAGGTGGGTTTGAGGCTTATGACACAGCAGTAGAAGAAATGTTTAAGTGTGGTATTGGTGCTTGGCGCTTATCAACTGAATTTGTAGATGAAGAAGACCCTGAAAGCGATGACCAGCGCGTAGTATTTGAACCTATACCAAACTCTTATAACATGGTGCTATGGGATTCTAACGCCAAACGATACGATAAACGCGATGCTAGGCATTGCACAGTATTAACTCGTATGACGCAAGAAGGCTTTGAAGAACAATACCCAGACGTAGCGGTTTCTTCTGTTAGCGCTCCAGTGGATAGAGGAAACTTTAACTGGGGTAATACACAGAATGTATTTGTTGCTGAATTTTATGAGTGCATAAGAAAGAAAGAAACGGTTATTGTATTCGAGAATGATGCAGGTGAAGTGCGTTCGTTATGGGAAAGCAAAGTCGCTGAAGTCATGGATGAATTAGAAGAGCGTGGTTTTAATGAGACTAAGCGCAGAAAGAAAACGCGTAGATATGTAGAGAAAACGTTAATTTCAGGTACAGATATATTAGAAAAGACTATTCGTATTCCTGGCAAGTCATTACCAATTATTCCTTTGTATGGTTTTAGAGCAATATCAGATGGTCAAGAGTTCTATTCTGGTTTAGTGCGCAATCAGAAAGACGCACAACGTTTATTCAACATGTCAGGTTCTAAGCTAGGTGAGAACGCAGCAACAAGTGGAAAGCAGGTTCCTATATTCTATCCTGATGAAGTTGAAGGATTGGCTAATCATTGGGCGGAGCATGCTTTAGGTATTCATGCTTATATGTTGAAGAAGCCACACAAAGACCCAAACGGACAAGAATCACCACATCCTACTGAATACTTACAGCCTGCCCCTTTAGATGCTGCAAACGTACAGATATTAGAGTTAACATCTAGCTTCATTCGTGAAGAAACCGGCGGCAATCCACAGGACACGTTAGATCCAGATGCAAGCGGTAAGGCTATCAATGCGGTAACGGCAAGAGTTGATATGCAAACAGCTATTCTATTCGAGAACGTGGCAAAGTCTATGCGCCGTTGTGGTGAAGTATACCGAGAGATTGCAGCAGATATATATACTACTCAAAGATTTGAAACGATATTAAAAGAAGATGATTCTGAAGACGTTGTACAACTATTTGAATGGGTGATTGATGAGGAAACAGGTAAGCCGGTCGAGATCAATGATATTACAAAAGGGTCGTTCGAGGTGGTGGTTGATACAGGGCCAGCCTTTGCCAGCAGAAGGCGCGAAACCGTTAGTACCATTACAGAAATAATGCAGAACACACCTGAAAACTCTCCTTATATGCCGATGCTCTATACAATTCTACTTGATAATGTAGATGGTGAAGGCTTAGAAGACATCAAAGCATTCAATCGTAAGCAAGCTATCATGCAAGGATATAAAGAGCCAGAATCAGATGAAGAAATAGCAATGGTTCAGCAGTTACAAGAACAGCAAGGACAATCATCAGAACAAGATAGATTGATTCAAGCAGCTACCCAACAGGCTGAAGCTGAAGCAAGAGAGCGTGATTCTAAAGTGGCGGTTAACTTATCAACAGCAGCTAAGAACCAAGCTCAGACGCAGCAGATTCAAGCAGAGATTGGGACTGATAACTTCAAAGCCGCACAATCAGCAGAGAAGCAACAGCATGACATAGCAATGGATAGATTCAATTTTGTATCAAGCAACCGTGAGAAGCGCTCTAGATTGCTTTTAGATGCAGGTAATAGGCAAAAACCACAGCAATTGTAATGCCGATAGAATAAAACTATAATTGATAAAAGGACTTCCGCATCCTAAACCGCGAGATTTTAGCCACTTATTAGTGAGATCGAATATGTCAGAAGCAGAGAGCCAAGAAGTAGAGCAGATAGCAGAAGTTCTTGATGAAGTATTTGCAGAGCCAGAAGAGGTAACTGGGGAACCAGAAACCGAAGCAGTAGAAGGCAAAGCAGAAGCCCAAGAGGATGAAGAAGTTGATGTAGTACTTGAAGGCGATGAGGAACCTGCTCCTCAAAACAAGATGCCGCGAAGGGTCAAAAAGTTACTAGACAGAAACAATCAGCTTGAAACTGATTTGGAGACTCAAGAGCAGAAGAACGCTCAACGTATTCAGCAGCTTGAAGCGCAGTTAGCACAAAGTACAGTACAAGCACCTGTTAGTTCTGGTGTCATGCCGCTACCTCCTACTGAGGAAAGCGCAGGTTATGACCCTGAAGTATTCAAACAGGCACAGGTAAAGTATCAAGCAGACATGCAGTCATGGATGTTAAATCATCAAACGACAGCAGCGCAGAAAGACGCAGAAGCAACCGCCCAAAATCAGAAAGAAGTACAAGATAAGACAGCTTTAGAGGCTCACTATAAACGAGCCGATGAGTTGAAAGTATCGAACTACGACGAGAACGAAGCTGAAGCAGTTAAAAGTCTAGGTAGAGATATTGTAAAAAGTATTGCTATGGTTATGCCAAACTCTGCACGTATTATTAATTATCTTGGGAAAAACCAGGATAAGGCAGCAGAATTGGTAATGCTAAACAAAACAAACCCACAAGCAGGCGTTGCAAAACTTTGGGAACTAAACTTTAAACTTAAAGAGGTTCCACGTAAACGATCCCCAGCCCCAGAGCCAGAATCTAAAGTTGAAGGTGGTGGTGGTATGTCTAACATCGAGAAGAAGATGGATGCAGCAGCCGCTAAAGGTGATATTACTTTATACCGAAAACTGAAGAAAGAAGCGCTCACTAAGGGCATAAAAGTATAGGTGAACTAAAATGGCTGTAAACAGCGGTAAGGAAATTACGATCTTCTTTGACAAGGTCTTAGAAGGTTTTGAAGCAATGACTACGATGGCAGATGAAGCTAACGTATTTCCAATGGATAAACAAACGGCTCAGAACTCCAGTGAAACAGTATGGAGACCTGAAGCACAAATAGGTGATATTCAAAGCGGTCTAGATTTAACAGGCTTGCAAACGGATATCTTAGAATTAAACGTGCCTTCAACGTTAGACACGATTGATAACGATACATTCACACTAACTTCATTAGAGTTACGTGATAAACGTTTTATGGATCGACGCGCTAAAGCGGCAGCGACTAAACTATCTGCACAGTTAAACCAGAATCTAGCGAATTTGGTTGCACAAACTGGAACGATTGTTGTTGATGTGGCTGCAGACCCTAACTCTTATTCTGATATTTCAGAATGTGAGACTCGAATGGATCTGTTAGAGATTCCAATTGAAGAGTCGCGCTCAATGTTCTTGGATTCAGCTTCATACAATCGTATGAGTTCTGATTTAGCAAATAAGGACTTGATTGGTACAACTCCTGAAGAAGCTTTACGTAAGTCACGTATCGGTAACTTTGCAGGGTTTGAAACGTTCAGAACTAACTTCCAGCCAGTGCTACCTTTAACGGCGGCTCCAGCGGTAACGGTTACGGGCGCTCAGTTTCATGTTCCAGTAGCTAACGCAACATCAGCAGGAAATACATTCCCAGTTGATAACCGTGGCATGAACTTAGTAGTAAGTACAACGGTTGGTGTTTCAGCCGGTGATATCTTCACAATACCAGGTGTATTTGAAGTGTCGCATATCAGCAAGAATGACACAGGAAACCTAAGAACTTTCCGCGTAGTTGATATTGTTGATGGTACGAACATGACTATCTACCCGCGCATTGTGCCACTTGATGAAATTGGTGCAGGCTTGACGCGTGCTGAAGGTACTTATGCTAACGTTAATACTGAAGCTCCAGCAGCAGCATCATTGACTTGGATCAATACTGTAGCGACTAAGGTGTCTTCATTCTGGCGTGATGGCTCGGTTGAAGTTGTAGCCGGTCAAATTGCATGGGATGCAGACATGTTTAAAGGTGCTAACTTCATGCGAGCAACAACCTCAAGCGGCATTGAGATTGTGATGGCTGTTGAAGGTACTGCAATGTCTGGTGTTGTTAATGTTCGACTAACTACCTATTATGGTTTAGTTAACAACGACCCACAGCAGAACGGTATTTTAGCTAAGTTTAACTAATATTAAAGCCCTTTTCGGAGGGCTACTTTTTAAGGTGATTTTATGATTAAGCATGTTGGTTATCCAAAGTGTGTTTGTGCAAAACCTTTTACTCTTGTTCTGTCTCCAGCAGAGGAACGAGCGTATAAGCGAAAGAAAGAAAGCAAGAAAACAGAGAATAAGTAAATGAGTACCGCCATAGATTTAATCAATCAGGCGCTCATAGATATTGGTGCAACTTCGCCTATAAA